GCACCATCCACCTCAAACGTTACTTGAAAGCCATTATACGCAATGCCGACAGCTGGCGCTGTAATTGTCAAAACGTTGTTGACCGCAACAGCTGTATAGTCGCTAGGGCCATTTGTGATCGCAGTAGCGATGTTAGCAGCTGTCAAACTGTTCGAACCGTTGTGCGAAACGGGACTGCCAATCAAATCAACGCTGTTGACGCGCAAGATACGCAATTCGTCGCCTGGGTTTGACGTTCCGCCCGTTACTTCGAACGACGCTGTTGCGGCTGTCCCGCCAGCTGTACCAGCTGTTACTTCGAACGTTGCCCGTGCGCGACCATCAAACCAATCAGTAATACGAGTGCCGTCAAAATAGTGGTATATCCGACCATCCGCAAATTGCGCAGCCGCATACAGTTGACCGTTATAAAAATCGACAGACAATACGTCAGTCAGTTCTTCGCCAGACGGATGCTGCAATTGAACGTATGTGACGTTTGACGGAGTATTCGCGGCAAACGTGACACTGCCAACTGGATCAGACCCAAACGTGTAAATCTGTCCCGCCGCAGCTGCCAGCCCGATTGTGTTCGACGGCAGCTGGGTAATCTCAACAAACGCTGGGCGCTTTTCGATTTCGCCGCCCCGCGTAATGTGTGCATTTTTTAGTTCTACTAGAGTGCCAGGTGCCGCCGTAACGTTCATACGCCGACGATCTAAACCACCTCGAAAATCCTCGACTAAGATATACGGCATCAGTTATTTCCTGTGGTTGCAATCAATGGTGGGCCTTTTGGACGATACATCCCTTCTGGTTCACCACCTCCAATAACAAAGGTTTCTGTCTTAGCCATACGCGCTTTCAATCGCGCATAATGTGCTTGTGCTTGCGCTAGTTTGTTCTGTGCATCGGCTTGTTTCTGGCGCTGTAGGATTTCAGCAGCCGCGTAAAGAACGATCAGCTGGTCATCCAGATCAGCTGTGTCTGCTTCCGCGATAAACGTCGAAAGATTTCGAATACCGTGTACGCGCACGCTATCTGTGCCTGTGGCAGCATCAGAATTGTTTGCTGGGATAGGCCACAATTCGATCTGGTTGTTTTCGTATGCATCGTATCGACGAATGGGCGATGATCGAACACCGCGATCACTGTCATGCTGGTTATAGTGTTCAGCTGTGATGCCGTACTCTAACTTTGTCCAGTAATCGCCATGCTTAGTTTCCATACGCTCAATACGTTCAAACACTAGGTCATCGGGTACGTCATAATACCGCTGTCCCGCAGCAATCGTAATGTCTCTGCGAATGCGCAAGAAAGGCCAGCTGTAATCCTCCCACAGCCGTCTTTGCGTTCTTTGCAGCATATTGATGAATACATCGCGTGTCGCTTTGCCTAAGTTTGGCTGCAATGAATGCCCGACTTCCGCTCTTAGATCATCAATTAACTGCCCTAATGACGTACCTCTAGCCATGCTCTATTCCTCGACGTATGCCTCGTTTTCAGGCGTTGTGGGGTCGTCTTTTACAAAATGTCCTTTTGCAGTACGCGCCCGTTTGCGTGTCGTTGTTTTCTTTGCTGGCTTTTTCGGCTCTGGCTTCCAAGTTGGATCAAGCAATTCTTCCCCGATACGCGCAGCATCCAGTGTTGTTGGTAAATCACCAAACTGGTTGAACTGATTTACGACTTTCTGATCACCGTAAAAGCGCCCAAGGCGGTCACGCTCACTATCCATAGTGCCGTCCATTTCGCCAATAACTTTAATATTTGTAACCGCATCTGGTCCGTGAATGGACTGCAACAGCATAATTTCAGCTGGCGTTACTGATGGGCGTGGCACGACGCTTCGAATATCCCCCCCGATAGCGACAGTGCATGAACATAATTGAAACATTGTTTCCTCCTGAGTGTAATGAGAGGGCGCAGTGCGCCCCCTCGGTTAATTTAGACGATTTCGTAAACGCCGTGGCAGTTCAGCTGTGTTGCTGAAAGTGCCGCTGTTGTTGTAACCGCACGGTACATTACATACTGATCGGCTGGACGCGCTGGGCTGTGACGCTTCATCTTTTCGCCGTCCATGTAGTACATGCACAGTTTTGATGAATCGATGATGTAGCAGCGCTTGCTTGGGTTTTTGGTTGCGATTGTTAAATCGTCCAAAGTCGGATCATACTGGAACGTTAGTCCGTTGTAGTTGATCTCGCCCATTGCAATGTTTTGACCACGCGCAAAACCAGTTTGCGAATAGTTACCATTGCGACGTAGTTCGTCTGCAAGACGATCTAAGAACGCTGAACCACATACAGCAACGTTTGGCTTGCCGCCAAAACGCTTCAACTGACGCATTTCTGAATGAAGTGTTTCAATCAGTTCTTGGCCTGTTGTTGTTGTAGAGATTGCAACGTTTGCACGGTTACGCCACCATGTGTTGGTTGCATTAGACAGACCACCAGTTGTACCCGTTCCAGGCACATCTTTAATCAAGGTCTGAATACCAGCAATCGCGTTTGCGTCTGCTGTACCGTCGCCAAACAAGAAATCGTTCATGCCACGGCTGTAACCTTCCATCATGTCGTCCAGCTTGTCTTGGAACAAGTTCGCAAGAACAGTCTGATCACGACCAGAATGGTTAGATGTACCAGCTGATGTTGTGCTGTCTGAAACGCTGATGCCGTCTTTTTTCAATTCGGTCAGTGTTAGAGAAATACCAGCATGGTGTTCTTTCCATGCATAGTTTGCACGTTTAATGTTTGCTGGGTTTGCATAAGTCACTGTGTCGTTATGCGTGTAACCAGAAACGGTTGTTGTGTATGTGCCTTTGACAGCAACACTCAACTCACCCTTACCACCAGGGAAAGTCTTTGCAGACGAATCCATCGCTTTTAGCAATGGTTTGTCCTGTAGGGACTGCGCATAGACGTTGCCTTTATCGATATAGTAATCGAGGGCAGCGTTAGCGATGTTGTCCAATTCAGCTTGTGAAAAAGCCATTGTACGCTCCTAACGTTTAAGAGTTACCCAAAGCATTGGCAATCGCTTCATGTAACGATTGGGGTTCCGCTTGTGGGCTTCCTCCAAGTTTGCCACCTGATGCCGTTTTCATTGGGCGTCGGTCAGCGAAACGTGATTGGAACCGTGTGTTGACAGCTTCGTATGCTTCACGCGCCATAGCGATTGCATCTTGGGCTGTATTTGGCCTACCGCGTTCCGAAACCATAACCCGAATACGGTCATCGATTTCTTCTTGCTTGAGGTCAAAGTCAGGATCGGATTGACGGGTTTTTTGTTCCCACGCCGTTACCGTTTCAGCCAAACTGTTAATATGCTGTTGCGCTGCTTGCTGCTGTTGCGCTTGAGCATATTCATTAGCTTGCGCTTTCGCGCGTTGCTCGTTGGCTCGAAGTACAGCCATTTCCCGCCCAGCATCTTCATCTAAGTAGCCATCATTGACGCGGGTTTGAATATCCTGTGGCAAGACAATGCCAGCCGCTTGGGATAAATTCTGCACATAAGGTTTTAATGCATTTAACGCAGCCATTGGATCAGCTTTCATCAAAGCCATAATCTCCAGACCTTTTGCAGCTTCCTCGCCAGACAACTTGTTGTCGGTTAGATAGTTCTGCATTACGTCAAACTTTTGCGCGTTTTCCTTATATGCGTTCCGCTCCTCTAATACTTTCTTAAAACGTGGATGCTTGTGGAAAGGTACATCTGTAAAATCCTCGACAGGCTCTGCATATTCTGCATCACTTGTGTCGGATTCAGCTGCAACTTCATCCAGTTCATCAACCTCGTCCTCAGAGTGCGACTCTGGTTCCTCGTCGGGCTGCACAGCGTCTTGTATGACACTAAGCAAATCCTCCTCGGTTTCGCTTTCTGCGGTAGACGACTCCGCATTTTCGTCCTCGATTACATCGGTTTCGGTGGACGGTTCCGCAACCTCGGTTTCATCAACCATATTAGCGTCCTTTCTGCTCTTAGTTTACCGCTGTTGACCGTAGTAATCAACAAACGGCAAATGGTTACTGGTTATTTGCCCCCATTGGTGATGGTCCTCCCCCACCAGCTGGAAGCTGCCTCGGCGCATTATCTGCGCCCCCTCCTGGTGGCCCCTGCAAAGCGGGATCACCAGTTCCTTGCGATTGTCCTTGGTTCATTGCGACAATGCTCGGAATTTTGTCTGCAAACGCCGCATCAAGTTCTAACTTGTCATCTAGGCGTTTTAGCAATTCTTTCGCCAACCAGCGCGGATCGATGCCAGGAATTTGCAACAAGAACGGCATAATCCGCTCAATGTTCGCAAGTTCGGCTGCGCGGTTTGGCTTACCTGTCGATCCAGCCTCGATCTCTAGGTAAATTTCTTCCATGATCTGATCGCGGGTCATTTCAGGCCATACAGCACCTGGACCTACAATCTTTTTAACTTCATCGACAGACAGGTTTTGCAGCAACACTTGTCCAGCTGCGCGTGTGATCTCAGACATAAAGCTGTCTAATTCATCAACATTCGCGCCCATTGTGGACATTCTGGCGCTTTCAGCAATCGATGTTTCTGTTGCTGTCGCCCGTGATAAGCCGCCAAACTGTGCTTCTTGCGCACCAACGACTAGCTGAATGTCGTCAAAAATTGTACGCACCTCGTACAAGTTTGGATCGATACCAATTTGACCGACAGGCTGGATAACGTCGTTTACTTTCTGACCAGCTGCCAGCGCTTGCAGTTCGATCACCGCGTTTGCTGGGTGTGTCGCAAGTTTTTCCTTATCCGCTTCCTCTAACACACCAGCTGGCGCTGCGTATTTCGGACGGTTTGCACGGCGATGCTCCCGTAAACCCTGACGCGCACGGTTGTATTCGTGCTGCATTGGCAACAGCAAGCTAACGTCTGATGGTGGATACAAGTGATCTTTATGCTCAACTTCATTGAACACCAAAGCAAAGATAGGCCAGAAGGTCTCAACTTTTACGTCTGGCCCCATTGGCTCACGCAAGAAATCATCGTGTCCGTCAGCCATACAATACTGAACACCTGTCTTGCGGTCATATACCTCATAAATCTGCACTAAACCGTCTGGTGCGCCCTCTCCGTTAATCTCGTCATAGCTTGTACGCTGTGTATATGGATCATTAGGGCCAACCAACCGCCCTTTCATATCGTAGGTGCGGTACTGGTCTTTCAGATCAACGTCGTAAATCTCTTTTACTTCGTCTGGCGTTAAGTAAAGTTCGTGCGCAATCCATTCTGCGCCAACAAATCCACGCAGCTGCCGACACCGTGGGTCAACAATAATTGAATTTGCTTCGGGGAAGTCGAACACCAATCCTTCGCGGATCGTAACCATCGGCTCCTCTAGCAGTGTCTGCATCGACAGCATCAATGCTTCGATCTCAGGGTCGTCTTGCTCGATCTTCCCCTCTGCCGCCTCTTGCGCTACCCGACGCAAGAAGTCGATCTGTGCTTGTACGTCAGCAATTTTTGCAGCCACTTCTGGCGCTCGATCTACGTCACGCTGAAACCCAACCTTAACAAAGCCGACACCAGTAGTAATCACACGACGCACTAACGCTTTCATCTGCGATTTAAACGCTGGCTGTTGTTCTTTCATGTAGTAGTCGAACAAGTTTTCTAGCGTCTTAGCTACGTTATCCAGCATTTTGCTTTGGTTCTTACCATTCATGTAGTCTTGGATAATCATAGACGCCTCTGGCGGGACGGGCAGACCGTTCTGGGCTGCACCTTCCGACGCCATAAACGCTTGCGCTAAAGTTTCTGGCACACCGTCCCAAAACTCGTAATTCATCCGATTACGACGTTTTGCAACAGATTTAGGGTTTTTCGCATATAGCGCAGCTGTACGCTGTTGAACGTGACGCTGCAAAATGTTGGCAACATAGTTATCGCCAGACCATTTTGTGTCGTCATAGCCGTTTAACGCAGCGTCCATGTCACGCCGCATTTGTTTAAATGCTTTTTCGTGAAAGGTTTTCGCGTGTTTAACTTTTGCTAACCACTGGTTTACAAGCGCCTTACGTCGTTGTGTCGGTTCTGGTCGCTCAACGTCTGTCGTAACTATCGTCATTTCTTCGTGCATTACCAACCACCAGCCTTGCTATGTATCAATTGTTCTTTCTTCCGTTGCGCAGCATCCCATTTAACCCACGCTAACGTACCGACTTTAGGACGATTATCTGTTCTTACTATACCACCGCCAGGGGTGGTTAGTCGAGCCAAGCCCATTCCGATCCACGCCAAAGTGTCAACAAAGTCGTCATTACGCCCGTTTGGAAACTTCAAAAGTTCGTCTGTCGCCTTTTGTGTCCACACGGATTGTTTTGGAAACAGCACCTTATCCATTGCCATTCGCCCAAGGATCGATTGCGCCCTTTGCACCTTGTTTGCAACTGGCGTCACTTCCTCAATACGGCAATAAATCTTTTCTTCGCCCATACGCTTACGCAGAAATGGGCCGATAGCTTTAGAGATATGGCCCTTTTCTGCCCACCAGATCAGAGGCTTCCAGCGCTTCATCAAATCTAGCATGGCATCCACAACCTTATCTGTCGTGCGCTTTTCCCACCAGCTGTCCAGCAAGTATATGTCGTCGTTCTTATCAACACCCACAATCAGCAAGCATGTTGCGTCATTGCGTGTCTTGTCGATCCCAACAGCGTGATCTGATGCTGCATAGATACGCAAATCTTCGGGCAAGTCTTTGCGATTGTAATACTGGATGTTTTCACGACGGAACAAATCACCATCTTCAGGCGTCGGCCTACCCTGATACAAAGCGCTAAAACCGCGTGAATCCAGACGCCGCTGCGCTTCCATGAACTCCATATCAAACCGTTCGGGCCACAACAGTTCACCTTCTTTGCGCCCTAGTGGATC